ATTGCGTTGAAGCTGACCTTTGACAAGGTGTTCAGCCCAAAGGACAGGGCCAATGAGATCGCCAATGTGATCACAGCCATTGGCCAGGCTTTGGAGCAGGAGTGTCAGCTCCGTTGGTATGAATCGCAGGATCCTGACTTGTATGACCGCATCAAGCGGCAGTACTGGCACAGCGCCTGTGGCACAAAGCAGAAAGCCACGGTGGCTCGAACGATGATGAATCGCCATGAGCATCACTGGGACAACTGGCCCACTGCCACAAGGGCAAAGCTTGGTGGGTGGCTTCTTGACTGTGTGATGAAGGCCACTAAGTGGTTTGACAAACACATGGTCATCAAAGACAAAAAGCGCTGCACCTTGATTGTTCCAAGCCTTCTTTTTGCCATGCAAAAGGAAGAACTGATGCAAGACGCGCTGATGTTTGCTCCAATGGCATGGCCTATGTTGGTCCCACCACGAGATTGGAGCCCCATCAAGGCTGGTGGCTACCTCCTCAACGAGGTTATGCACGGGCATGAGATGGTTCGCAGGGGCGATAACGGATTAGTACAGGGGAACACGCCACTCCTGTTTTTGAACAAGCTCCAGAAGGTTGCCTACACGCTCAACGAGTTCATCGTCGATGTGGCAGAGACCTTGATGGAGCGTCAGTACAAGGTCGGTAAGTTCTTGCCGATCATTGAGCTACCCCTCCCTAACAAACCGTTCGACATCGCGGAGAACGAAGAGGCTAGGCACGAGTACAGACGGCAAGCAGCAGAGGTGTTGAACCAGAACGCTGCGTCATTCAAACGGTCCTGCCGTACACGAATGACAATGGAGACTGTCAAGATCTTCAAGGGGAAAGATCAATTCTTTCTTCCTTGGTCATTTGACTATCGAGGTCGTACGTACCCGATCCCGGCCTTTCTTACACCACAAGACACCGACTTTGGTAAGTCACTACTAAAGTTTGCTGAGCCGTCCTTCATGACGGATGAAGCAGAAGCGTGGCTTGCATTCCAAGTGGCAACCACCTATGGGTTGGATAAATCCACCATGAAGGAGCGTCAGGACTGGGTTCTTCAGAACCAAAGCCTGATTTCTCGTGTGGCAGTTGATCCACTAGTGCATTTAGGTGAGTGGGAGGCTGCTGATGAGCCGTGGCAGTTCCTTGCTGCATGTGAGGAGTACAACGCTTGTGTCATTGAATGCACTAGAAGTTGGACAAATCTTCCATGTGCCGTCGATGCAACGTGCAGTGGACTTCAGGTCCTATCTGCGCTAGCAAGGGACTATTCAACAGCAAAACTTGTGAATGTAGTTCCTAGCGACTACCCACAGGATGCATACAAAGTTGTGGCTGAGGTTGCAAAACCAAAACTGCCAGATCACCTAGCTGCTCTCCTTGATCGGAAGGTCACAAAGAGAACAGTGATGACCATTCCATACAATGCAACTAAGCATTCAAACAGGGCTTACATTCGTGAAGCTCTCAAGGAAAAGAATGCAGAGTTCACACCAGAGGAACTCACTCTGGTTGTTAATGCAGTCAGAGATGCGATGTATGAGGTTGTCCCCGGTCCAATGCGTGTGATGGACTGGATCAAACAAGAAGTTGGCGCAGCGTTCAAACGCGGCGTAGATCACCTTACTTGGGAGACGCCATCAGGTTTTGTTGTTAAGCAAAACAGACGCAAAAGGAAAGTATCGACTGTACTTTTGCAAATTCTTGGTCGTTGCGAAGTGAACCTAACTACAGGTCACGAAGGACCAGATATCGCTGGCCATAAATCCAGCACAGCTCCCAATCTTATTCATTCGTTGGATGCTTCGATCTTGCATCGAGCATTCCTGAAGTTCAATGCACCGTTCACGGTGATCCACGATTCAGTTCTATGTCGGGCAACTGATATGGGAACACTGAATCGCGTAGTTAGGGAAACCTACTGCGAAATCTTTTCAACCAGCAATCCACTTGTGGACTTTGCTGAAGCCATCGGAGCAGAGACAGAGCCACCAATCATTGGTGATCTTGATCTTGACTCCGTCCTTGAATCCACCTATTTCTTTTGTTAATGGCCCCCAAAACTATCGTCACTGAAAAGCCTGTTGTTCTTGATGGCTATCAGGCTGTGATGAAGCCCAGCAAGTTTGGTTACTCACTTGCTACTGTCTTTACTGATGACCTGATTCAACAGCTTGAGGATGACCGTACTGAGGTTCTGAAGTGGTGTGAATCTAAGCTGAAGAATCCAAAGCGTGCAACGCTAAAGCCTGAACCTTGGGAAGAAGTATCCGAAGGTAAGTACAAAGTCAAGTTCTCTTGGAATGAGGAGAACTGCCCCACGATTGTCGATAGTGAAGGTACGGTTGTTAATAATACAGCACTTCCCGTTTATAGTGGAAGTACTGTGAAATTGGCATTCTTCCAAAAGCCTTACATCCTCAAGGATGGTGTCACTTACGGCACCAGTCTTAAGCTCAAAGGTATCCAGATCATTAGTCTTTCCAGCAGTGCTGGTGTTGATACTGGTGACATGGATGCTGAGGATGTTGCTGAACTCTTTGGTAAAACCAAGGGATTCAAGGCTGAGGATCCGAACGTGACCCCGGCACCTGCAACTGAAACCGACATCGATTTCTAATTCCGATGGCTTTCCGCTCTGGGTTGGAAGAGAAGGTCGCTGATCTTCTCACCAACCTGGGCGTGAAGTACGAGTACGAATCAACCAAGGTTGCTTATCAGATTCAACATAACTACTGCCCTGATTTTCTTTTGCCGAATGGAATCTTCCTTGAGGTGAAAGGTCATCTGACCGAAGAGGATCGTCGAAAGATGAAGGCAGTAAAGAATCAGAACCCTGACCTTGATATTCGCTTTGTATTTCAAGCGCCCTATAACAAGATTTACAAAGGCAGTAAAACTACGTACGCAAAGTGGGCTGAAAAGCACGGCTTTCTTTGGAGTGCGTTCCACAGTATCCCAATCGAATGGCTGATGTAGAGCTGATCAAAGATCTAGCTATCAATCTGATCATGGCACTCGACAAGCATTCATCCCCGAATGACATTGTTGAAGGCTTTGAAGATGCATTGGATGGCTACGAGGAATTGATCCAACGTTTTCACTCACAAAAGTGATCGACGATCAAACCAGTAAATGTATTGCACATGAACCTTGTCCTAGTTGTGGTAGTCGAGACAATCTTGCTCGTTACGACGACGGCCATGGCTGGTGCTTTGGGTGTGGCTATCGCGAATCTGGTGAATTCAACACTGTCAAATCGTCAAAACCACGAATGACATTTCCCATTAAGGGAACACCTGAACCACTACCTAAACGTGGTCTCAGTGAAGAAACTTGCCGTAAGTATCGAGTCCATCGAGAAGGCAATCAACTTTACTTCCATTACTTTGCAAAGGATGGAAGTTGCACTGGTGCCAAGGTAAAAACCCCTGACAAACAATTCCGCTGGGAAGGATCGAACCCTGATGGACAATTATTTGGACAGCAGCTCTTCCCAAGTTCTGGGAAACGAGTGGTTATCACCGAAGGAGAACTTGATGCGCTTTCGTGTTATCAAGCTTACTCGGGGAATTGGCCGATGGTATCAATACCGGATGGTGCCAATTCGGCCAAGCGTGCGATTCAAAAGCAGCTTGAATGGCTCCAGGGCTACGAAGAAGTTGTCCTCTGTTTCGATTCGGATTCTGCTGGCCGTCAGGCTGCGAAGGATGCGGCAGGGGTATTGCCACCAGGCAAAGTTAAGATCGCTCACTTGCCAGATTTCAAGGATGCTTCCAATGCACTCCAGGCTGGCAAGGTACAAGCGATTAAAGAAGCAATCTGGAATGCTTCCCCATACCGCCCAGATGGCATTGTCGAAGCGAAGAATCTTCTAGAGCAGATCCTAAAACCTAACGATGATGGACTCCATGAGTACCCATACAAAGGGCTCCAACAGAAGCTTCACGGGATCAGGGCTGGAGAACTTGTCACGATTACTGCAGGCTCTGGTATTGGTAAATCCAGCTTCTGTCGTGAACTCGCAACTCACCTTCTCAACAAAGGAGAACGAGTTGGGTATTTGGCACTTGAAGAAAGTAACCGTCGAACCGCCTTGGGACTGATGTCCGTAGCCGAAGGCAAGCCGTACCACATTGGTGAACACTCACGCACTGAACTAACAGATGTCTACTCCAAAACCCTAGGACATTGGCCGCTTTATTTGTTTGATGGCTTCGGATCTTTTGACCCGGACGTGATATACAACAGAGTGGAATATTTGGCTCAGGGTCTGGATGTAAGGATCGTCTTCCTTGATCACCTCAGCATTCTGTTGAGTGGTCTTGATGGTGATGAACGTCGAGTTATTGACCAGACAATGACCAAACTTCGTTCTCTTGTGGAACGGACTGGAATCTCGTTGTTTCTTGTCTCACATCTACGTCGTCCTGGTGGAGATCAGAGTCACGAAGAAGGAGCACGTGTGAACCTTGGTTCGTTACGAGGATCACACAGCATTGCACAACTAAGTGATGCCGTTATTGCACTTGAACGGAATCAGCAAACCAACTCCACAACAACTGTACGAGTCCTCAAGAATCGGTACACCGGTGAAGTTGGCCCTTGCTGTGAGCTTACTTACGACCTTAACACTTGCCGTTTTATCGAGCATGAAGCTGAACAAGAGTTCGACCCAACAACAGACTTTTGATCCTTACAACCTGCGTGGTCGTCTTCCTATGCAGCCTGTGTGGAAGGATCCGAGCACCGCAGGTAAACGTCGGTATGAATCTCGATTGATTCGGCCCAACCCACCAACACCTGAAATGGTGCAACGGGCTCAGCCATTTAGGGCTGACACAATTCAGGAATTTGAAGCTGTAATCAAGTACCCTGCAAATCCTTTAGATGTCTGACTCAGTCATCATCTGCACTTCAGATGAAATGATCGCCATGCATGAGCGTGGTGAGATAAGCAATTCAGGTCGCGTGATCACACTACCGATTGTTTTTGAGGTTTTGTGTGATTACTACGGAGTGGACCCTCACTGGCAAACCAACGATGTCTATTGAATGAACCTTCTCTTTGACATCGAGACTGACGGCCTGTACGACAACCTTACCACCATTCACTGTGTTGCTATCAAAGACCTTGATAACAATGAGGTTTATGTCTTCAATGACGAAGGCACTCAAGAACCTATTGCACGTGCCATCACGATGCTTGAAGGTGCTGAGACGATCATTGGTCAGAACGTAATTAATTACGACATCCCAGTCATCCAGAAGTTCTACCCGTGGTTTATACCACCGAGAACAATTGACACTCTTATTCTTAGTCGTTTGTATCATCCTGATCTGCTTAAGATTGATCAGACTCGGAAGTGGAACCACATGCCACTCCAACTCTACGGACGACATTCGTTAGAGGCATACGGTTACAGATTGGGTGAATACAAGGGTGGCTTTGCTAAGCACACTGACTGGAAGACTTGGTCTCAAGACATGGAGGACTATTGCGTACAGGATTTGCAGGTCACACACAAACTATGGAAGCACTTCCACAAATACCTGACTGGATCTTACTAGAACATCAGGTTGCACAAATCCTCACCAAACAACAGTTGCATGGATGGTACTTCGACGAACGATCCGCTCATGAGTTGGAATGCGAACTTCGATCTGCATTTGACTCGCTGCAAGGGTCTCTTCGACAGCGGCACCCTTTCGTTGCGGGAGGCGAGTTTACTCCTCGTCGTTCTAACAAGACCAAGGGATATCTACCTGGATGCCCTTTTACGCGCATCAAGGATCTTAGCCCAACCTCGCGAGATCACATCGCGTGGGTTATGCAGCAGTTCTATGGATGGGAGCCAACCCAGTTCACAGAATCTGGGAAAGCAACTATTGACGAAGTAGTTCTAAAGGACATAGGTACTCCAATCGCTCTGGACTTCTTTCAGTGTTTGGAACTGACTAAGCAGCTTGGCATGTTGTCAGACGGCAACAACGCCTGGCTAAAGCTGGTCAGAAAGGGCCGAATCCACCACAACTGTGCAGTCGCTGCTGCCACCCATAGATGTTGTCACCGTAATCCAAACGTTGCCCAGATTCCTAGTGGAGAAAAGTTCCAACGACTATTTAGAGCCACTCCAGGAATGGTCATGGCTGGGGCCGATTTTAGCGGCATCGAACTCAGGATGTTCGCGCATTACCTTGCTCCGTTTGACGGTGGTCGCTATGGTGAAATCTTGCTTAATGGCGACATCCACCAAGTTAATGCCGACAAGATTGGCATTAGTCGTAAGCTCGTCAAAACCGTTACCTATGCTTTTCTTTATGGGGCGGGGGACGAAAAGATCGGACTTTCCTATGACCCTCAGCTTTCTTCCGATAAGGCAAAAAAGAAGGGAGCAGAGATACGGCAAGCGTATCTTGATGCAATTGAAGGTCTTGATTATCTTGTTAAAGCCGTCAAGAAAAAGGTTCAATCAGCTAAGTACATCAATTCAATTGATAGACGAAGAATACAAGTTGATGGGCCTCACAAAGCCCTGAACTATCTTCTTCAATCCAGTGCTGGTGTTGTAGCTAAGCGATGGATGGTCATGATTGATGAGCTGATCAAAGAGCAGCAACTTGGGAGCTACCAGTTGGCTTTCATTCACGATGCTCTGTTTTATGAATGTACCCCGGCTCATGCCGACAATATGAAGTTCATACTTGAGTACTGCGCCAAAGCCGCAGGAGAGTTCTACAAGCTGCGATGTCCAATCGACGCAGTCGGAAAGATCGGCCCCGACTTCTATTCAGTGCACTAAATGTGGGCTGACTAAAGACTCTTCTGAATTCTACCAAGACAACTCCCGTCGATCTGGTAAGTCTAGAAAGATGACATGTTGTCGAGTTTGCAACCTTCAGTCTTCCTATTCAAAAAGACAGGCTGCAAAGGATTGCTTCGGAAAAGGCTTTAACCGAAAACTTCGGGAGCAACGTCCTCCAGAAGGTACGCCTTGTCAAATCTGCAGCAGACCAATGTCACATCGACGGTCTGCTCGATTGATGTGTTTTGACCACGATCCAGTAACTCACAAGTTTAGAGGCTGGATTTGTCAGAACTGCAATACAGCTATCGGCAAGTTAGGTGACAACCTAGCTGGCTTGATGGCGGCTGTGAACTATGTAGCCAATGCCCCCAACCAAATCCAAAACAAACCTCGCAAAGAAACAATTTGAATCACGTGCCAAGTTCAAGCACACCCACCAGGGAAACGGAACCCGTTCACTCCAAAAAGGCACAAAGAAATTGCGTAAGGGGCAAGGCCGATGACCTTACTTATTGACGCTGACTTCCTTGCGTACAAAACATGTGCCGCTTGTGAAGATGAAATCGACTTCAATGACGACGTAATCGTTGTCACAAGTCGGTTCTCGGAAGTGCTGGAGATGTTCCAGAAAGAGCTGATGTCCATTGCTGAATGCATGGGTCAGTTCGATGACTTCATCCTGTTCTTCAGTAGCCCAAAGAATTTCAGGAAAAAAATTTTCCCGGATTACAAGGGTCATCGAAATAGAAAGAAGCCCTGCGGCTACAAGCGTTTGCTCAATTGGTGTGGTGACAACTACATCACCATGATGGTTGACAACCTGGAAGCTGATGATGCCATTGGTATCTACGCCACCGATCCAATTGAATCAGAGAACGAACTGATTATCTGCTCACCTGATAAGGACATGAGACAGATACCAGGGCTGCTGTTTGACCTCAAGAATCCTGTGATTGAAATCACCAAGGAGGAGGGAGATCGATGGCATCTGATTCAAACGATGAGTGGTGACCAGACAGATGGTTACGCAGGTGCTCCTGGGATTGGCATCAAACGTGCTGATGCTCTTCTGGATAAACATGGCTGCTGTTGGGAAACAGTTGTTCAAACATTTGAAGAACGAGGGATGACTGAAGATGATGCTCTTCTTAATGCACGTCTCGCGAGGATTCTCCAACACTCCGACTACAACCACGAAACCAATGAGCCAATCCTTTGGACCCCCACCTCCCGTTTTGGAGATGACGGTGGAGCAGCAGTTCAAGATGCGGCGCCTGAACGACTTGCTGCCTGAAGCAAGAAAGGAGGACATCATTACTGTCCTTCTTGCGTTGCAACATCAGAACTTCTGTCTTACTAATACTGTTTCAAATCTTGTAAAACAATGGCCATTAGCCCAGAGCATTACGGATCCAGTTGGAAAGTCGGAGACTTCATCCGAGAGCAACAACTAAGTTTCCATCTTGGTAATGCGGTTAAATACATCGCTCGATGTGGGAAGAAACCCACAGAAGATCCAATTGACGATTTAACAAAAGCAATCCACTACCTTGAAAACGAACGTGAGTTTCTACGAAACAGCAGCACACGAGTTTCGGAAAGCGTACGAGCTGCCGCTCGGGTTGACGACTTCCTCTTTGAAACTGCAGCAGAATTTGATCGATGAGGAACATCTAGAAGTTGCTCATGCTTACCTTGATCTCCTAAAGGACATCACGAACAAACGAGCACGTGAGCACCTACTGAAGGAGCTTGCTGACCTGATGTACGTATGTCATCAGATGGCTGCTTGCTTTGGTTGGGATCTGCAGACCGCATACAACCGAGTCCATGCAAGCAACATGAGCAAGCTTGGTGAAGACGGCAAGCCCATTCGCCGTGAGGATGGAAAGATCCTTAAAGGGCCTAACTACAAAGAACCATCACTGATTGATCTTGTCTAATACAACTGTGGAAAAAGAACTCATCGCACGTACTGGCCGTGTACAAAGTTGGATTGATGATCCAACATCTCGTCTCCCTGTGAGCTGCACTGTCTTCGTTGTTGAAGACACAATGGAGGGACCAAATGGAATCGAAGCTTCGTGGCGATTCGTTAGTCATGCTCTACGCTATGGAGCGGGCGTTGCAGTACACCTCTCCAAGATCCGTCACAAAGGATCTGAGAATAGCAAGGGTCTTGTGGCATCTGGCCCTGTTTCCTTTGCCAAGATCTATTCCACCCTTAATGAAATCCTGAGGCGTGGTGGTGTTTACAAGAATGGAGCAGTTGTATGCCATCTTGATCTCAGCCATCCTGATGTGCTTGAGTTTATCAGTGTTAGTAGGGCTGACCTACCTTGGGTTAAGCGTTGCATCAATATTAACCAACATTGGTGGGACGAAGCAACACAAGAAGTAAAGACTGCTCTACTTGAAGGCATCAAGAAGGGTGACATCTGGCTCAACAAAACTAAAGTAGACAAAAATGGAAATCGAATCAGGGGTAACGTATGCTTGGAAGTCTACCTGCCCTCACGGGGTACCTGTCTACTTCAACATGTCAACCTCGGTGGATGTGAACTCAATGACATTCAAAGTGCGTTCGTCAACGGAATGTCCGAATTGTGCTCACTTCACGGAAAAACAAATGTTGGAGAAAGCGGGGAATATCTGCCTTCAAGCACTGATCGCCAAGTCGGTCTCGGAATGCTGGGACTTGCCAACCTTTTGAGGCGTTACAATGTAACCTATGAGGTATTCGGTAAGGCACTTAAGGATATTAATGATGGGTTGATGGCACAGACTCCTGCTCATATTCTTGCAGCAGAACTCAATGCTGGTATCATCACAGCAGCGCATACTGCTCGCATCAATAACATGGATCGAGCGTTTGCTATTGCCCCCACAGCGTCCTGTAGCTACCGTTATACCGACCTGGATGGGTACACTACCTGTCCTGAGATTGCACCTCCTATTGCCCGCCAAGTAGACCGTGATAGCGGTACCTTTGGCGTCCAGAGCTTTGATTACGGTCCTGTTGAGATCGCATCTGAAGTTGGCTGGGATAACTACAAGCGAGTAACGGATGAGATTGTCCGTATGCTCGATAAGACGGGTCTTCTTCATGGATACTCATTCAATAGTTGGTCCGATGTGGTCACCTATGATGAGGCATTCATTGAGGAGTGGCTGGATAGCCCCCAAACATCTCTTTACTACTCACTCCAAGTGATGGGAGACGTTCAGGATAAATCCAGCGCATATGCAGCACTGGATGAAGCTGAAGTTGACGATTACCTGGAGTCTATTCTTAATGAAACACAAGCTCCTGATTGTAATTGCGGCGAATGAACCCTTATCAAAAACTATTTAATCGTAAACGTACCTGGACTCCTGTACAAACAACTGCTGGTCAACTTGTTGAGGGTTCGGAGGAAACCATCTTCCGGGCTCTCGCCCTTCGCCATATGGAACTACCTGTTGGCGACTTTATCAATGATGCATTGAAGAATGAAGTTCCAGAGCTATCGCGGGACCTACTCCGATCCAACATCAAAGACGAAGAGAACCACGACTTGGCTCTCGGTTACATCGCCCAAGCTTTGGGCACTGACCCAGTTGCTGAAGCCGAAGCCCTTCGACTCCGCGATGCTTGGACGGCGCATCCTGATCACACGGTCCTCAAAGCAATGGTGGCCGAGCGTGCAATTTTCTTCGTTCTATTGCCGTTCTTCCGCTTTAATGGTGACGCTGGTCTCCGAACAGTAAGTGCTGATATCAGTCGTGATGAACAAGTTCATGTGGCAACGAATAGCTTGGTATGTCGTGAGCTTGGTCTCACTGTATCTCCTTCTCTTGATCGCCTCAGGAAGGCAACCATTGCCTGGGTGATGCAACCACTCAAGAAGTCAGAGAACAAGTACCTAGACAAACAGTTCTGGCTTGATCAAAGTGACAGCTTGATGTATGCAGGTAAAGCAGAAGGGTTAATCGAAACACAACGCGCTCGTATGCCGGCTTTCTTTGAACATGCCAACCCCAATCTTCCTCAATACGCTTGAGACACATGGTCTCCAGCTCAGTTCACTCATCTCTGAATTAGACGAGAACTTTCCAACAGTTAATCCACACCCGGATGATCCAACCAATCTGATAATGTACCGCTCGGGCCAACGTTCTGTTGTCGAGTGGATTCAACACCGACTTAATGAAGAGAACAATGGCTCCTAGAAATAGTAACAAGAGTAGAAGTAAAGGTGCTAGTCGAAGCGCACAAATTACACAGGCACCATTGCCGAGTACGTTCACCCAAAACAATATTAAAGGTGCTACGTATATTCCTGGTTTGTATTCACCTGGAATGCCGTCTTATAATGCACAATATGGTGGTGGTGGTTGGGCTGCACTTGGTAAAGGGACAACAGCAGATCAGCTAAAGCAAAAACTTGCTAGTGATTTTGCTGCAGGTAGAATGGTTGGTGGTTACACTGGTGGTCCTATTGATCGTCAGAATGCTAGCAGCATTGCTGCAATGGATCAGTTCTATTACGGTCAACCAAACCCAACCAATACCTCCCGCTACGGAACTAAGGCAACACCTGGTTATCAAGACATCGATGGTGTAACGTTTAGCCCAGAAGCACTAGCTGCTGCTAAAGCTAACAACTCACCGTTTGTCCAAGGTGCAGATTACAATAAGTGGGCAGCAGGCATGCCAACTACTTCTCCAATTGACAGAGGGTTTGGCAATACGTCTTCGTCCACTTCAACTAGAACTACTCGTAAAATGAAAGACATTAAATCAATTAAAGGTGGCCTGAAGATCGGCGGTAACAACATCCTTGGCGCCGGAGAAGCACGTAAGATTTCTCGTGCTACTGGGCGTCCTCAAGATACTGTAATTGCAAAGGCTCTTGATTCTGGGTTTGGTATTGGTGGAAACCTTGTCAACCAATCAAATAAAGCATTCAGGCCGTCAATGAACCCACTTGCTGTGGATCCTCTTGCTGAAATGCGTAGAGTCAACACAAACAGGGGTCAGACATTCAATGGTAGTTACAAACTTGATGGTCAATCAACCCCTCTTGTTCAAACACGCAATGGTGGCGCAAATCCACTGAGCATCGGAGGTGGTGGAGGAGGCCGTAAAGGCAAAGGTAAGCGTGGGCGTAATGGTGGGATGACTGGGCAAGATACTGCGGTAACTCCAACGATTGATCAACAACCGATGGATTACCAGCCAATGACTCCACAAGAGATGGCAGCTGATACACCTGACTTTGGAATGATGTCTGGTGGTGGTAGTGGAGCAGCTGGTGCAACTGGTCTGCGTCGATCCAAGTCACGTCTTCGTCAACTTGGTATTTACGGACAAGGTACACGTCTTCTTAATCGGGGACTTCAATATGGAAACACACTTAATAGGTAAGAATGTCAGCTAAAACTAGGTATGACTATTTAGCAAGTGATCGTTCTCAATTTCTAAACGTAGCAAGACAAGCCGCTGACTTAACTCTTCCGTACCTTAATCGTGGTGAGGAAGAGTTTGTCAAAGGAGCACGTTATCTGCCTACACCATGGCAAAGCGTTGGTGCAAAGGGAGTAGTTACTCTGGCATCTAAATTGATGTTAGCTCTACTGCCTCCTCAAACCAGCTTCTTTAAACTGCAGGTAGATGACACTGCATTGGGTACTGAGTTCCCACCTGAGGTTCGCTCAGAATTGGATCTTTCCTTTGCAAAGATTGAACGTACAATACTCGAAGCTATTGCTGCTTCTAGTGATCGTGTCGTCGTACACCAAGCACTGAAGCATCTTGTGGTGACGGGTAATGCGTTGGTCTTTATGGGAGAGAAGCAACTTAAGTTGTACCCCTTGAATCGTTATGTGTTAGAAAGAGATGGTAATGGCAATGTGCTTGAAATAGTCACGAAAGAACGAATCTCAAAGAAGCTTCTGATGAAGGTTCTCCCTCAGGCGATGCCTAATACTGTTGCGGGTACTGAGGCTGAACGTAATGATGAAGCTGATATCTATACACATGTACGCCGAGACAACAACCGGTTTGTTTGGCATCAAGAGTATGAAGACAAGATCATCCCTGGTTCAATAGGTAAAGCACCTGTTGAAGCAAACCCTTGGTTGGTCCTTCGTTTCAATACAGTTGATGGTGAAGTCTATGGACGAGGCAGGGTTGAGGAATTCATCGGAGATTTACGGTCTCTTGAAGCACTCAGCCAGGCATTGGTAGAAGGCTCGGCAGCAGCTGCAAAGGTTGTCTTCGTAGTGTCACCATCAAGCACGACCAAACCGGCCACGCTGGCGTCTGCAGGCAATGGTGCAATCGTCCAAGGAAGACCTGATGACATTGGTGTTGTACAGGTTGGTAAGACCGCTGACTTCCGTACTGCCTTTGAAATGATGGGTCAGTTGGAACGTCGGTTGTCTGAAGCATTCCTGATCCTGTCAGTACGACAATCGGAAAGGACGACAGCTGAAGAAGTCCGAATGACACAAATGGAATTGGAGCAACAGCTTGGTGGACTATTCAGTCTGCTGACTACTGAGTTCCTTGTTCCGTACCTCAATCGTAAGCTGAATGTATTCCAAAAGACTGGCAAGATCCCACGTCTTCCAAAGGATATTGTAAAGCCTACGATTGTTGCTGGTGTTAATGCACTTGGCCGTGGACAGGATCGTGAAAGTATCACAGCTTTCCTGACAACCATTGCTCAAACAATGGGACCTGAGGCACTGGGTAAATACATCAACAGTGACGAGGTAATTAAACGCCTTGCTGCTGCACAAGGTATTGATGTATTGAACCTGGTGAAGAGTGTCGATGAAATGAAGCAGGAACAGTCAGAGAACATGAACCTGCAGAAGGACATGATGCTTACTCAACAGATTGGTCAACTAGCAAAGACACCGCTACTTGATCCAAGTAAGAACCCTAATGCAATGGAGATGATCAATGGACAAGGCAATGCCATCCCGCCCACAACGCCAGAAGAACAAGCCGGTGCCGCCCCAGCTATCGGCTGAGGACAAGGCTCTCTTTGATGAGTCTGGCAATAAGTATGCACCACGGACCAAGATTGGTAAAGCAACTATTGGTGTACCCAATCGTGTTGAACGAGTTGGTCTTGGAAATTTAAAAGTAATCACCACTAATGGCTACACTGACGTACGACCCGACTGAAGCTCAAGACGGAGAATTCTCTGCAGATGAGCTGGATTCTCTGCAAGTAGGACAAGCTCTTGAAGAACAACAACAGCAACTACTTGCTGGTAAGTTCAAAGATGCAGAGGATCTTGAACAGGCTTACATTGAACTACAACGTAAGCTCGGCAATCGAGAAACTGAAACCACAGATGAAGAACCTCAACAACCAGAAGAGGATGAAGTCCAAGAGGAAGTCGATGTAGATTTCCTCGAACGTTTGTGGCAGGAATCACAAGGTGAGTATTCACAAGAGACACTAGATGCTCTGCAGAATATGGATCCGACTGACCTTGCTCAGATGTATTTGGACTTTAGGTCTCAAGTAGAGGAAGGTGGTCAAGTCGAGACCATGACTGAAGAAGACGTTAGCAGCCTTCAAGGTATTGTTGGCGGTCAAGAGCAGTATGGTCAGATGATGGCTTGGGCACAAGAATCTTTATCTGAACAAGAGATCAACATGTACGACGCAGTAATGGATAGAGGAGATCCTCTGGCTTGTTACTTCGCTGTTAATGCTCTTGCATTTCGGTTTCAAGAAGCACAAGGTTATGACGGTCAAATGCTGACTGGTAAAGCACCAGGTGCTCAGGTACAAGGTTTCCGTAGCCAAGCTGAGTTGGTCAGGGCGATGAGCGATCCTCGCTATGACAATGATCCTGCGTATCGAGCAGATGTAGCTGCAAAGCTTGAGATGTCTGATCTCAATTTCTAAGTATTGGTAAAACTATCAATACACGCGTAGTATTGGCAGTTCAGAAGGAGTAAGCAATATTAAAGTCCCTTGCAATGAACTCATGCTTACTCTGACAATCACTCTCGCTTCTCTTGCATCGTGGTATGGCTATCCGTATCACGGAAATCGAACCTCCTCTGGAGAGATCTACAATATGCATTCAATGACTGCTGCACATCGCACCCTTCCTTTTGGAACAAAGGTGCGTGTCTGTAATGTCTCTAATAGACGTTGTGTTACTGTGCGTATCAATGATCGTGGGCCATTTGTTCATGGTCGTGATATTGATCTCAGTCGTGCTGCAGCAGAGTCAATTGGGTTGAGAAGTGCGGGTGTTGGTCAAGTTACTATTCAACGAATTAACTGATCATGAAAGGTAAAGGTAAAGGCGGCGGCGGTAAGAAAGGCTGCTGATTAACGGAGCAGGGCACCTCAGTGTCGGACCCTGTTCCTCTTGACTATTGGCCGGTTACGACCGACAACCTTTAGTCATGACAGTCGGAGAGACGACAATACAATCTAATAACATCTAAGCGCTTAGAGAGACTCTACACAAACAACTCTCTCTTTACTATTGTGGCTAACACTCTTGTTACTTCTGTAGGTCGGATTAATAATACTAGTTCGACCCCTCTTGCTCTTGGTACTGCTTACGATACCAAGTATGCAACTTATCTGAAACTGTTTAGCGGTGAAATGTTCAAGGCGTATGAAAGCGCCACCATCGCTAAAGGAACTGTGCAAAGCCGTACCCTGAAAAATGGAAAGGCTATGCAGTTCATCTTCACCGGACGTATGGAGGCTGCGTACCACGAACCCGGTACTCCGATCCTGGGTTCTGGTGATCCTCCGGTGGCTGAGAAGACCATCATCTGCGATGACTTGCTGATTAGCTCGGCATTTGTCTATAGCCTTGATGAAACTCTTGCTCACTACAGCCTTCGTTCGGAGATCGCTGCAAAGATCGGCCACGCTCTGGCTGAGGCTTACGACAAGAAGATCTTCCGTCAGATCGCTAAAGCTGCTCGTGAAGCTCACCCCATCACTGCTGCTCCTGGCCCTGAGCCCGGCGGTTCGGTGATCCAACTGGGTGTGCAGAAAGAGTATGACGCTCAAGCCCTGGTGGATGGCTTCTTTGAAGCTGCTGCCATCATGGATGAAAAGAACCTGCCCAAGCAGGGTCGTATGGCTGTGCTTGCCCCTCGTCAGTACTATGCACTGGTGAGCCAAGTTGACAGCAACATCCTGAACCGTGACTACGGCAACAACTCCGGTAGCCTGCAGTCTGGTGAAGGCCTGTATGAGATCGCTGGTATTCCCATCAAGCGTTCCAACAACCTGCCTTTCCTGGCTGGTAGCATTGCTGCTGTGAACGGTGAGAACAACAACTACTCTGGTGACTTCAGCACCCACTGCGGTCTGATCTACCACAAAGATGCCGCTGGTGTGGTTGAGGCCATTGGTCCTCAAGTTCAGACCACTGGTTCTGACGTGCGCACCATGTACCAAGGCGATATCATTGTTGGTCGTCTTGCCATGGGTTGCGGCACGCTGAATCCTGCTGCTGCTATCGAACTGCAGTCGGCTCGTTCCTGATAACGAGAGGTAAACACCAATGGGCCCTCAACCTTCTGATGGCGTTGGAGTTACCACGAGTTCAACGTTTTACCCTCGCCCTCCTATTGAACCAGGTCGTGAGGGTGGAACTGTTGTGACTGTAACTCGACTGACTGCTGGTACTGGTCAAGTGGCTGGCACTAAAGCAACTACTGATGAGAATATCAATGCATCAGGTTGCACCCTTACTACAACTGTTGTTTCTGGTGCTGTCACAGCCGAAACAGTAGCTGCTGGTGGTGATGGTTATCGCATTGGCGATATTCTGTCAGTTGCTGGTACAACACCTGCCACCTTCCGCGTGGCTAGTGTTTCTTATACTAACTGAGGTAATAACTATGCCTAATCCTACTGTTGCTGCTGGTGAAGGTGGTGTTGCTGGTAACGTGAATTTCGCTACCCGCACCCGCACTGGCGCATATGCATCGACATATTCCGATAACGGTAACCTGGCTGTCTCTGATAACCATGCCGTTCGTCGTTCTGTAGCACGTACCAGCCGCTCTGCTCCTAGCACTGCTTCTGGTGTGTTCTCTGAAACTCAGAACCTTCGTTTTGCTTACACAGGTGTCGAGGCTGATTGCCCGTCGCTTGATGCAACTCGTACTGCTGTCTGATTTAACGAGGGAGTCCTTCGGGGCTCCCCCCTTTTTTATTCATGTAGATAACACTATCGTTATGCCGTTTCCTACCACTAACGCTCAGACCGAGCTTCAAGCTGTTAATGAAATTCTGGCGTCAGTTGGTCAGGCGCCTGTAACTACCCTAGATCAAACCAACCCGGACGTTGCGATTGCCTATGACACTCTGGTTCAGGTGTCACGTGAGGTACAGGCTGAAGGCTGGACATTTAATGTTGAATACAATTATCCATTTGCACCAGACACAAATCAACAGATTCTGATTCCAACCAATGTTCTTCAACTCGATCTAACAACAGAGTATCGAGACAAAGACGTTGTACGAAGGAGCGGTAAGCTTTACGACCGAACAGCACATAGCTACGAGTTCACAGAGACTATGTACTGTGATGTGTTGTGGTACTTTGACTGGATCGATCTTCCTGTTCCCATCCAGGACTATATCGTTGCCAGGTCTGCAAGCATTGTCTCTAGCCGCATCGTTGGTGATACTAATCAATATCAGATGCTCCAACAAAGAGAAGCATACACACGAGCAATGGCTTTGGAATATGAATGTAATCAAGGTGACTACACATTCTTTGGTCATCCTCGTGGTGCCAACTACTACAACAGTTATGAACCCTATAAGGCATTGTATCGCTGATGGCTGCAGTAACTCAACGAATCCCTAACTTCTTAGGTGGTGTCTCAAAACAACCTGATGACAAGAAAGTTCCTGGTCAGGTCAGGGAAGCAATTAACTCATATCCAGATCCAACCTTTGGGCTAAGCAAAAGACCAGGTACAAAGTGGTTGGCAAACCTGTCGTCAGTAACCAACGAATATTTGAACGGTAAATGGTTCTACATTAACCGTGATCCATTAGAGCAGTACATCGGAGTCATCTACGGTGCCAACATCAAGATCTGGAATGTACTAAACCCAACAGCTACAGTCACTGTCACCAATAGCGGTGCTAGCTACCTTACCTACGGAACCTCTACAGCAAAGGACAGCGTTCAGGTTCTTACCGTTCAAGACACAACCATTGTTGTCAACAAGCAAAAGGTTGTCACTACGCTTGCAGCACCAGCATTTACTGCAAATACCAAAGCAACCATCCGTTTGTTTAGTGCTGAGTACGGTGCAGAGTATTCTGTGTCAATCACTTCTGGCGCAACCACCTATACAACAGCATCTTATGTAACCAAGAATGCTGAGCCTGGTACTAATACCAGTACAACCAATAATAAGGTGTTGAATGCTGATGAAGTACTGACACAGATCTACAATAACCTCGTTACACTTAATACCACCAATAGCCTTGGCCTCACAATTACTCAATTCAAAGGGTCAATTGAGGTAAGCCGAGCTACTGCATTCTCAATCACAGCCAAAGGTGGTATCAGTAGTGAAGAGCTTAAGGTTTTTCAAGATGAAGTTGATAACTTTGCACAGCTACCATCACAGTCAGTGAATGGTCGTGTTGTCAAAATCAACAATACAGTGTCAAAGGAAGACACCTACTATGCCAAGTTCGTAGCAGAGAATGGTGTATCTGGTAAAGGAGTCTGGGAAGAAACAGTAGCACCTAACGTTTCTCTTGGTCTTACTGCATCTACGATGCCTCACCAGCTGATTAACACAGCACTGAATACGTTTACCTTTGGAACAATTCCTTGGGAGAACCGTTTAGTAGGTGATGACATTACCAATGAACACCCAAGCTTTGTTGGCACTACGATCCAGCAAGCCTTCTTTCATAACAACAGACTTGGTTTCCTGACTCAAGACAATGTATCACTTAGTCAAAGTGGTGAGTTCTATAACTTCTACAGTGTCTCTGCATTGACACAGACAGCTAATGATCCTGTGGATCTTAGTTGCTCAAGTCTCAGGCCTGCTGTTCTTCATGCGGTTCTACCAGCTGCTCAGGGTCTTGTTCTCTTCAGCAAAGCTCAGCAGTTTCTAATGTATTCTGATGACGGGATTCTTACCCCCACAAGTACAGTCATCAGAACAATTGCTAACTACGACAACGAAGATACAATAGATCCAGTTGATGTTGGTACTAACATGGTGTTTCTGAATAAGTCACCAGGTTATACCAGAATTTATGCAATGGCTACCCGTGGACAACAGGAGAATCCGGATGTACTTGATATTGGCAGGATTGTGTCTGAGTGGGTTCCTGATACTGTCACTGATCTAATTGCTTCACCGCAGAACTCGTTCTTTGCTATGTATGGCCCTAGTACACCGTATGTGTACTTCTTCCGTACATATGTTGTAGGTGATGAGACGGTGATGCAGACATGGTTCAACTGGAAGATGCAAGGGAACGTTAACTTCCTTACTGTTGATGGTGATGATACCTACATCGTTACTTACCAATCTGGTCAGTACACCCTTAACAAAGCCAACCTAACGCAAACACCTGATGATGCCATCCTTCGTACTGATAGTGGCCAGGTTGTTCAGCTGTGTCTGGATCAATATGCAACACCATCAAGCATCACGTATAACGCTACGACAAAGCTTAATCGCTGTTATCTGAGATACAAAGATATCACAGGTCTTAGCCCAGCTGTTGTCATTGCTGATCCTGCCAACACTGGTGAATCAGGTTTCACGTTAACACCTACTCGTGGTAACGACGGTAATCCTTACTTTGAATTTGAAGGTGACAACTACTCAGCTCTTGCATCAACTGTTTACGTTGGGTTTAAGTATGACTTTGACGTTCAGCTTCCTCGCTTCTATTATCAAATCGGGGAAAAGAATGCTGATTACACTGCAAACCTAACCGTTGCACGAGCCAAGTTCTCTGTTGGTTTGTCTAGTAATATCGGCTTTAAGCTCAATGCACAAGGCGCTGCTGAATGGTATGACGTTCAGTCAATTCAAGATGCAGATTATTACCTTGGTAATGATGTACCGCTGAACGAACAGACTGTCTATTCACTCCCCATTCACCAACGAAATACAAACTTCACCTTACGAGTCTTTAGTGACTCACCATTCCCCGTATCACTTACATCAATGATGTGGGAAGGTAATTATTCACCACGTTATTATAAGAGGACATAAGTTATGGCTGATCTATTTACTGTTGGTGCTGGTGTAGTGATGGGCGGTATTAGTGCCATCACTGGTGCTAGTGCTCAAAATGATGCTAAAAGACTAGAGCAGAAAAGGATAGATGCGCAATACAAATATGACAAGAAGCTCTATAAATATAACTGGAACCAGACTAAACGTGACTATAGATACCGTACTAAAGACGTACAGAATCAGCGGCTAAACAACGAATCAAACCTTCGTTACCTTGAGGAAACTGCTCGTCGTAATTACCAGTACGATCTCCAGATCCGTGATTTCGACTACAACAATCAAGTTCGTCAATACAAGGAATCTGAACGCATCTTCGGACTACAGCGTGGTGCTAATGCTCAAGCTGCAGCACTTGCTCGGCAAAGCGAAGAGAACCGTTTCAATGAGATCATGAAGGGTATGGCGTTTGATCAGCAAGACATGCTTGTGAAGATGCTGCAAGAGGAAGGTCAATCTATTGCTCGTGGTGTTTCTGGTCGATCAGCATCTAAGCAGATTGCTTCTGTTATTGCTGGCTATGGACGTAACCAAGCGATCTTAGAAGAAAGTGTTCTAAGCGCTAGTAGAGACTCTGCTATGGCAATGCGTCAAATCGAACAGGAGCGTTACCAGTCTGATCTCAATGCTGATTCCAGGCGCATGCTTGCACCACTACGTGCTCCCGCACCAATGGCTCCGCTCGCTATGCCACGTCCAACACTGCTTGATCCTATGAAGCCTAAGCGTGGTCCACAACCAATCAAAGGTGTCAATTCCGTTCAAGGTGCAAGCGGTTTTTCTGTTGCTAGTAATTTCATCAATGCTGGTTTGAATGCTTACACAATGTTTGGTGGTAAATTTACCTAGTTAATTTAGATGGATCAAATCAAGTATCAAGGGTACGCCCGAGATCGAGGATTTAATCCGGTTCAGTTTAGTACGGGCCGTGTTGACGCTATTGGTCAGCAAGGGGACTCAATGCTACGGCAGATGAGGGAAAACCAGCGTACTGAAATTGGTAACCGTGATGCATTCCTCCAGGCTACACAACGTGCTCAGGCACTTGAACAAGAAAATCGTCAAGCCAACTATGACTTTGCACGCTCTTCACGGAAGTCATTTCAAGAAGCAGCTCTTCGTAATCAGGAGCGTCTTGTCAGTGATTCCCAGCGTGCTCAGCAGAACTACGATAAAGATCTGACGAACCTTGCACTACTTTCAAAGTTCTCAGAAACTATCAGTAAGTCTCTTGTTGAATATCAAAAGCAACGTGACGAGGATCAATACAACCAAGAGATTGTTACAAGCATGCTTGGTGCTAATCCTCAGGAGGCTGCTGCTGTTGAGGATGCCTATCAACAACTTCGTGCTGGTGGGCAGCAGATCCAAGGCTTAGCGGATAAGTTAGAAGATAACGGCATGCCAGAGGAACTGGTTCAATCCGTTCGTCAACAATCTCGTACTAGTCCTGTTGTAAGCGCCAGAGCTGCCACAGCAATGGCACCTGCAGATTACTACTCTTTTCTTGAAGAGCGGTTTTCTAATGACGATCAGAATCGCATTACTGTGATGACACCGAATGGTCCTGAGGAGATTTCTCCAATGAACCACAGTGGATCATCACAACGTGAAGCAGTGATGCGTGCATTGCTACCGATCTTTCTGAAAGAGAAGGGTCTATACGGAATGAAAGCATCGTTCTTGGCTCCAGCCTTGTTGGAGATGAGGAAGACAGAGCTGAACTTCCTTAACCAAGAAGCTCGTGCCTTTTCTAATGCACAGAATAAACAACGAGCTGATGAAGCTAATGTCTTGTTTGAGACTGAGGTCCAAACTAATCCTACTCAGGCATGGACCAATTATCTTGAATCCATGAAGGGTGTTAAAGATGGCGAAGGTGTACGGCTTGGTTACGCAGGTGGATTCCAAAAGGCATTAGAGCGACTGCGTGATATTGGTGATGTCTCTGCTGTCGAAGCTATCCGTGATAGCCCCCACCCAATTGTCAAAGGTAAGACTTGGGGTCAGGTTAGAGCTGATGACTTTAATGATGTCCTTGAGGAGATTAACAACGATGCATTGTCTCGTGATCGAAATCAAGAAGCTCGTTTCCAAATGGAAGGTAGCAAGCTTGCTCGTGAGATTATTTCTGAGTGGGATAAGAATCCACCATCTGAAGCTGATGCTGAGGCTGTTATCAAGGCACATACTGCCAAGTATGGTCCAAACAGTGACCTTCAAGGATGGGCTTCTAAATACACTGTTGAAGCCATTGACGAAGCAGCAACTCGTAAGAATCTTGACGAGTTGATTCGTCAAGGGATTGCTATTCCGCCTCAAGATCTTATTGGTCTTCCAAAAGAGATCCAAGATTCATATCGTGGTTACGTCCAAAAAAATGATGATGCAATGAAGAGTGGTGGTGGCGACACTGCGATGAATTACATCAAAGAAAAGATTGAAGCACGAGCACAATGGTCTGCTGCTAAAGGTAATCCCAAGGACCCTTCAATTGGACTTGCAGTAGCTGCTGCACAACGTGAGCTTCAACAACTCATTTCCAAGAACCTTGCTGGTGGTCAGTCTTCGCAAGAAGCTGTTCAAAATGCGCTTAAAGCCGTCGAGACTGTTATTGATGACCCTAAAGGTAGATATCAATACAATCAACAGCAGCCTGGTGGTGAAGGTTTTGCTAGCTTCAATATTACTGCCAGCGTTTCAGGTACTGCTGAGGCCAAACGTAGACGCGACTACATTGCCGCCAAGATCAATGGTGGTGGTAATGCATCTATATCTAATTTCCAGCTTATTCCTGCAGCCATCCTTAAACAGACCGCCGAGAATTACCAACAATCAGGCCGCCTAGTAATTCCACCAACTGCAGATTATATCTCTCAAATAACTGGTGGAAACATAAGTCCAATTGCCGTTCTTAACGAACAGATTAATCTCTATAACCGTACTGCTACCAAGAAGCTAAAACCAATCACTGTCGTTAATGCAGGTGGTGGTGATGCAGGAGCACCTATGTCTCCACGTATGCGTGAGATCATGCGTCAGCTTCAATACATGCCAACTCTTGAGACTGTCAATCGTGTCTCCATGATTGGTGGCTCTGCACCTAAATACGTCAGACAGGGCTCTCAGGGCTTCAATGATGTAATGAGCATGGTTGTTACCATGGGCCATCCACACCCTGCTCTAGCAGCCGCACAATGGGCTTTGGAGACTGGGTACGGTAAGTCACAACTAGCTAGCGGTCAGAACAACCTATTTGGTTTCCGTTCTTATGACCCCAAGAGCAATGGTTGGAGGGCCTACAACAGTCATACTGAGTCAGTTCAGGCATACGTCGATAACATCACAAAGAATTCTCGGTACTCTGCAGTCCTTAAAGCTAAAACACCGCGTCAAGCTGCACTTGCTGTAGCAGCTGCTGGTTATGCAGGAGGAGAAGCTTCGTATCCGAACAAGTTAATTCGGGTCATGAAGGAGAACGGTATCAATCCTGATGTTCCATATGTTAACCCAACAGGTAATCAATGGCATGCACCAGGTGTCGCTAATACCAAGTTGACCAATGCTATTGGTAAGCAGCTTCTCTCTCAAATGCAGAAGACAAGTGGTTTTGGTTCACAAGAATCATTCCGACGTAAGCCCCATGAAGGAAATGACTATGCCGTTGTACAAGGCTCCAGCATGAGTCTGAAACAACCAGCCCGTGTTGTTGATGTCATCTCAGAACGTGACCCTAACAACGGTGGTTACGGCGGCATGGTTGAGATTGAATTCCCTGACGGTGCGCGTGCTCGTGTAGCACACCTCTCAAAAGTCAAAGTCAAACCCGGTGATGTAATCCCTGCCAAGAAGGTCTTTGCCTTAACTGGTGGTGCTCCTGGTACGCCTGGTGCTGGACGATCAACCGGACCTCATGTCCACCTTGAAATGTTGACGACTGCACGCGGTCGCAATGAAACAACTAAAGGCAAAGCAGATCCATCTGCAATTGCACCTCGCTTTTACATCGATAGCTAATTATGCCTTACGACCCTCTCAACTTTGCCAATAAGCCTGATTACCTTTCCGATATCCCTAAAGACGAGTACGCGCTTCAGTTGGCTGAAGAGGAACTAAAGGCAGATCAGGCTCAAATCGGTGAACTAAATAAAGCACAACAAAACGTAGATCAACAAGATCAGCAGCAACAAGTCGCCCAACAACAGCAAGATCAAAAGGCAGCAAAACTTGATTCTGAATCGTCTGCTCTAAATCTTGGTGACATTGGCAATAAGGTAAAAGATTTTGTCGGCGCCTCTGTACAGCCAGTTCAAGAGATCGGTACTGCCCTTGGTGGTGGCATGATTGATTTTGTTGAGGATGTTGGCACTCGTACTGGTGCTAAGTGGTTGCAACTTGATGACCGGTATGAAACTCAAAACAAAACTGAATACGGTAAAGCACTACGTAGTATTGTCAGCGTTGTTGGACCTAACCTAGTCGCTTTACTTGCGCTTAAGCGTGGTGTTAATGGTTTTGCTAAGAACTGGCCTGGTATCAGCTCATTAACAAAACTGAATGCCCCTACCAAAGCTGGCCTTGAGGTGGCAGCTAGTGCTGGAATTGGTGTTGCTGTTGATGCTATATCACGTGAATCTGAAGATCGAAACCTAACAGGTACTCTTAAAGAAGAGTTCCCCTCAGTGTTTAGTTGGATTCCTGACAATATCGCTACACTTGATACTGACTCACCTGATGTCAAACGTACAAAGAACATCCTTGAAGGCTTTGGCCTTGGTGGAATTCTTGACGGTGTCGGTTACTTAGCAAAAGCAGCTAAACCAGCTATTCAAGGTTTGTTGCCTGGCACAAAGATTGTGCCTCTGGATGACACTGCCAAAGCTTCTATTGCCAAGGAAGCTGAACAACTCAAACCTCTTACTGGTAATCCCGCTGTTGATTACGTAGGCAGAAACGTAGAAGCGCGAGAAGCTCATGAAACAGCTTCTGTAATGGATGAATTCCAACGGAACCCTAATCCACAAAACCCAACGCCACGAATGAATCCTGATCTCTTCAATCAACACGAGACAGGAATCTCAGGTATCCGACCAAATGCTGTTCGTAGGGGAATGGTCGATGCTGGTCGTATACATACCAACACTGACACTGTCAATGGTGTCATTGAAAACATCGTATCAGAACCTGCACTTCGTGAAGGGCTTGATGCTGCATCCCAAGGGAAACGTCCTGTTATTGAGATGGTTGCTAATAGCATTCGTGATTCAGGCAAGTTTAAAGCTGTCACTCAGCTTGGTAAGGAGATCGATCCACGAACCATGGATGAGGGCATGCTTTCTATGTACAAGCAGATTATTGATCCCAATAACAAGCTTGACGATATTAGTGATGTCTTTATTGATGAGAAGTTCATTAACAATAACTTCAAAGTTGATGGCAAAGGCATTGAGCAAATCACTGATCGTGCCTACACCACCTCAATGCTTGCTGTCCGTCGGTTGATGGATGACTACATGAGTGCCGAGAATGCAAAAGCAGCAGCGCTTACTATCAATAGTGTTGCTGGTGAAGTTGCTGATCTTTCGCACGGTGTCAAGATCTTTGGTAACGACATTGATACTGGTGAAGTCCAACAGCGGATTCTTGATAAAGTCGAGTTCCTACTGAATGAGACATGGGTCAACTCCTATGCCTCAGGTATGGCTTTACGTAATAAGGGTTTCTGGGCGCAAGCTAAGAACGTTGCCGATCTCGGTCGTATTGCTAAGGAAGCTCACGCCGATATTACTGACAAGTTTGCCAAGAAGGCAACACAAAACAAAGAGTTCGTTGATAACCTGCGTACTATTTCACGTGAGAATCCCGAATATCTTAAACCACTGATGGAAGCATACGACCTCACCAATGGTGATGTTCGTACTATCTCCGCTCTCAATGGTTGGTTTAGCAAGCATCTTAGTCCTGCTGGCCTCATCACTAAAGGCTTTATCGACAATGACCCAAGTATGCCGAATTTTGTGCAGCAGGGTCTATGGAGCACTATCTATAACTCCATCCTCTCTTCAACCAGCACCTTTACTAGCGCCTGGTTTGGTAACGCAGCTCTGATTGTTTCAAAACCTTTTACTCAACTACTGGGTACGGGCCTTGACCACAAGCAACTGCAACGTTGGTGGATTCAATACGGTGCTTTAGGGGACTCATTCCAAAATGCAATGAGTTATGCACGTCTTCAAACTCAAAAGATCATCGATGACCCAGTTAAGTACGGAAACATTGATCGTCCTGACTTTGCAATCATGGATGAAGACCGGTGGATGGTTCTTGAGAACATTGCCAATGCAAGAGCTGTTAAAGGTGAAAGCGGTCCAATGCACATGTATCGCGTTGCTAAAGCTATTCGTGACTTTAACAACTCTAAATGGGTTCGCTATAGTGCCAACCTGATGTCAAGTGGGGATGCTTTTACTAGGGCATTCCTTGGCTCTGCTCAATCCAGAGCACGTGCATACACCGAGCTGCTTGACCGTGGTGGTGATGTTTCTGCAGCTTCGCTTAAGCAGGCTTCTGAGCGTATATACAAGGAGATGTTTGATCAAGATGGCATTATCCGTGATGAAATAGTTGATTTCCAAACCAAGGAAATCGCTATGTCTTTGGACAATCCTCTCTCCAATGCAGTTACTGGATTAACCACGGCTATGCCAATCCTCAAGTCATTCATCTTGTTTCCCCGTACTACCACCAACATGCTTGGTATGGGCTTTAGGTATTCACCATTAGGTGCCTTGCATAAAGACTTTCTGATGGCAGTACGGCCTACACAAGCAACCAAAGAACAGATTTCAGAATTTATGGCTGCTCGTGGTATCACCAACTATAGCTTTAACGACTGGCTCGACGCTGCTGCTGAAACCCGTGGTCGTGTAGCTACTGGTGCAATCACCCTGTTTGCAGCTAATCAGCTTCTTCTCCAAGGAGCGTTGACCGGTAGTCCACCAGCTGATAAAGAACAACGTCGTTCTATGGAGAAGGCGATGGGTGGTGCGTATTGGAATTCAGTCAAGATCGGTAATCAATGGTTTAGTCATGCCTGGATGGGACCTATGTCCAGTGTTCTTACAATGGCCGCCGATACTGCCAATCTTTTCTGGACTAATCCCAACGAAGCTATCCTTGAGAATATTCACGGTAAAATCCTTTATTCCGTTGGTCTAAATATTACCAACAAATCTTGGACACAGGGTCTTGCTTCTTTCTTTGATCTTACCAGTGGTAATAAGGCTGCGCTGAACCGTTGGATTGCCAATACTGGAAACTCAATCATTCCTTTTGCTGGTGCTCGTGGTCAAGTAGGTCGAGTCTACGATCCAGCTCTTCGGGAAGTGGAAGACGATATTGGTCAGCTCATGCGTAACCGCAACCCTCTGATGGATGTCTTTGATCCAAATGGAAAGCTGCCATATGCTCGAGACATCATGGATGGTTCAATCCTGAACAACCATAATCTTCTTGTTCGACTTCTTAACTCATCTACTCCAATTAAGGTCAACACAGATAAGATGACTCCAGGTCGTCAGCTTCTAATTGATGCTGGCTATAACGCTGTTCCAGCCCTTACTAAATATCACGGCAGTCCAGAAAAGTATACCCATGAGCAACGTAGCAAACTTGCTGGTTACATGGGGATCTACGGCAATATTGAAGGCCAACTTGAAGAGCTCACAAAGAAACCTTGGGTACAGCAAGAACTAGCAGCAATTAAAGATGCTCGAATGAAGAATATCGATAGCAAAGAACTTGATTTCGGTACTGGTAATCTCCACCGTGAGATTGACCGCATCTTCCTTCAAGCAAAGCAATTCGCTGAAGCAAAGCTTCTTAACGAGAACCCTCAGATGCGTGACGCAGGTTTTGCTAAAGGTCAACGCGAAATGCAACTACGTACTGGTCAAGATATTCAGAAAATCATCAATTATCACAGACAAGGTAGTTAAGCCCAATGGCCATCACTGAGAATACATATACAGGGAATGGTTCCACGCGAATCTATTCTTTCACTTTTCCATATCTAGAAACAACTGATATCAAGGCTAGCCTGAATGGTGTTGTCACCACGGCATACACCTTTACCAATGCTACGACAATTCAGTTCAATACAGCTCCAGCCAACGGTGTTGCAATTAGGATTTATCGGCAGACTGATGATGATCAGACACAAGCTGAGTTCTATCCAGGGTCTGCTATTCGTTCTCAAGACCTGAATGATAACTTCCTTCAGTCGTTGTATGTAGCGCAGGAGACGCGTAGGGATTCATTTGCTGCAAGTGCCAACGTACAGCAGGGTGTGCAAGATGCAGCACTTGCCCTGTCGAACAGTCAAACTGCCATTACAACTGCTAATGCTGCAACGGTAACGGCAAACTCTGCTGCCTCTTCTGTAAGCACGGCAAACACAACAGCAAATACGGCATTAACTACTGCCAACAGTGCTGTCACCACCGCCAACTCAGCTGTAAGTACTGCTAGTTCTGCGGTGACAACTGCTAATAATGCAGTCTCCACAGCTAACAGTGCAGTCACCACGGCTAACACTGCTAACAGCAATGCTACATCAGCTGTCAACACTGCCAACACCGCTAACAATACTTCAAACTCTGCACTAGCACTGGTATCGTCTATTGTTGATTATACGATCATTGCTAACGTAGCAGCGATCCCAGCATCACCTGCTAACAATACTGGTGTTGAGTTACTTGATAGTACTTCTATTCAGTCGTTTACACCACTGACTGGTGTTCCAGCTGGCTTTGTTGGTTCATCAGCACTGCGGGTTAAGATCAAATATACGACTACTGGTAGCACTTGGCAGTGGATCTCATATACAGCTGCTGATCCTGAAACACGTTATGTGAAGGCTATTGGTAGTGCAATGACTGGTCAGCTTCTTGCTGAACCATCTGCTCTTGCTTCTACACCTGGTCTTGCTTTCAGTGGTGATGCAAATACTGGTATTGGTCATCCTGGTGGTGATCAACTTTCACTCATCACTGCAGGTGTAGTACGGCTTAGCTTTGATGCTGCTGGTAATGCAACATTTGTCAATCCAGTAACCATCCCAACTGGTTCTACTGTTACTGGTTACCTTACGAGTGCTACAGCTGCTAGCACTTACCAACCAATCAGCAGTATGTCATCTTATTTGACAACTGCTAACGCTGCTAGTACATACCAGTCTCAAGCAGCTATGACTAACTACCTCACCACTGCTACTGCTGGTACTACGTATCAGACCATAGCTGGTATGAGTAGTTACCTTACTACTGCTACAGCATCTAGTACGTATCTTACACAAGCAAACGCAAGTTCTACGTATCTTACTTCTGCTACAGCAGCTACTACGTATGATCCTAAGTTTGTACATACTAGCACTTCAGCTAATGTCACTATTGCTGCTAATGCATGGGTTAGTGTACTGACATCTGGTCTGCAAATCACACTTCCCGCTAGCCCAACCGATGGGATGCAAGTACGCATTAGTGTTGGAAGCTTTACTGATACTGTCGTCTTGGCAAATGGTAATAGAATTATGAATGATCCATCTAACTTGACTATTGATGTTGCAAATGCAACAGTAACACTTGTGTATGACAATACGACACTGACTCCTGCTCCTGTTTTTGGTTGGAGGATTATCTGATGAGTACTCTTACACAATTTGCCAGCGGTAGTATTAAAAGTATCCAACGCGGTATAATCGCAATTACCACGCCAAATACTGGTTCTGCAACAGCAACTATTACAGCAGTAAATACCGCAAAGAGTTCACTCTCTTATCTTGGACAGACTGGATATTATGGTGCAACTGCTACAGAGGGTATTAGTAATATGAGAATTGCATTGACTAATTCAACCACTATTACTGCCTCGTGTACGTCTTCTGCGGCTCTAACTAACTTGATTGTCTCCTACGAATTAGTGGAGTATAACTGATATGGTCTATTACTACGCTGAAATTAATCAAGACTCTATTTGTTTCGCAGTCCTGCAAACACATTCCCAGCTGACGCAACCATCGATGATTTCTATTGACTCCTATGATGAGTCATATCTATTTAAACGTTGGACAGGCTCTACATGGGAAGAAGTACTACCTCCCATTGAATAAACATAATCACATCTATTACCATGCCAGTTTCTAAACCAGACTATTCGACAGGTCTATCTACTTCTACTACGTTGGATGTAGGTACGTATTCCTTGACTCAAGTAGCAGAGGGACTTAGCATCCCTAAACATGACTATATCTTTTTGTCTAACTATACAGCTGGTGGTAATCCACAGCTTATTGTATACCGTAGCGGTGGTTCGTCTGGTGTAATTGTAGCACAGTTGACTCTTACCTATGACGGTAGTGGGAACTTGACTTCCGTTCAAAGGACCTGATTATGGCACTACAATTTAACCCATTTACTGGTACGTTTGACGTTACCGTTAAAGGTGATACAGGAGATACGGGTACAGTATCTGCTGCAGGTGATGGTACTGCTGCGGCGCCTGGCATTTCCTTCACAAGTGATCCTAACTCAGGAATCTATCGAGTTAGTGAAGATGTTCTTGGTGTATCTACAGGTGGTGTTGGGCGCCTGTTCGTTGATGCAAGTGGTCGATTATTGGTTGGGACAAATCAAAGCCTTGCTGATCTTGTGGGTGGTAGCGGTGTAAATTTACAGCTCACTGGATCTACTTATCAAACCTCATCA